GCTTCTCAATAAGAGTCATCAAGACATCAAAGTATTCATATTGTTTCTCTGGTGACAGTGCAGGAAATGTCATCATTGCTCGCATACAATACTGCTGCAACTCTGCCATCTCTTGGATGTCACCACGGACCATTTCGTTTTTAAAGAAGTCGCTCATACCAGCATTAACTTAGCTCTACTTGTTTTCTTCATGAAGTTTAATTTCTGTGCATCATACTTAAGTTTTTCCTTAAGTGGTTTGCTTACCAGTTTCGACACTGATTCAATTTCAATTTCATTAATCTCACAGTAATGTATTACAGCATCAATATAATTCATATCAGAATTATTTAATACCAGTTTCTCCACATCCTGCGAGAACCTCGCAGCGGTCATAAATTTATCCTCCAGATTTTCTTTCATATTTTTCTCTGTATTCCTGAATGTATTCCTGCAAGCGTAGAAAGTATTCTTTCTTGGGTTCTACAATGGAAACTTGAACGTCGCTGTTCTCACATGCAACGATGGTCACTAGTTGTTCGACTTTAATATCATATAGTTCCTGAAGACAGCAAGCGTATGCTGTCTCTTGGACGTAATAATCATACAACCAAGCTTCTTTTTTCTTCTCAGCAGACGTTTTGAAATCAATGATGGATAGTTTGCCATCATATTCTGCGATGCAGTCAACTCGACCAGCAACTTTTAGATAGTCAGAATATAACGCTGCTTCTTGTAGATATATTTTATTTATCTTGTCTAAAATATGCTTGCTAGAGTGAAACATAATCCAGGGCAACGGTTGGTCTTTATACTTCTCAGTATCCAACTCATTGTTTAGATAATCTTCAGTTAGTTTATGATAGCGGGTGCCACGATTAGCAGCGCGGGTAGAAGTCGCTTGTGCTTTCTCTTTACCCACGCGGTTACGCCACTTAGCAAGACTTGCTTGCTTCTTTGAATTGTTACTGATCACTGTAGTGATTGATGGATACTTATTACCACTAGGAGTAACATAGTATCTCTTCCCATCAATAGTCACGGTGTCCATTTCGATGGGATCCAACCCAACATGATCAAATAATTTCATTACAATCCGAGATTAAGTTTAGCAATTAGATAAGACTTGACAAGACCTGAACGAACGATGTCTTCAATACCAAATTCGATAAGACTAAATTCATCCATCTTCTGAATAATCTTTTGAAAATCTAGAATGCCAGACTTCTCAGTGATCTTCTGTAGGTCAGACTGATTAGCATCTCCACAGAACATAATCTTTGTGTCTTGACCACAACGTGTCATGATCGAATCAAGTTCGTGGAAGTTTAGGTTCTGACACTCGTCAATAATAACAATAGCATTATCAAGAGTGGTTCCACGAAGGAATGAAGTAGACCAAAACGATACAGTTTCCTGTGCCTTTAGGTTTTCATACAACATCTCAAAAGATGCATCGTCTGGCATCTCAAACATATACTTTACCATATTCTTATAAGGAATCTGGTAGAGAGATGCTTTGTCTTCGTGTGTGCCAGGTAAGAATCCAATCTCTCTTGTAGCAACTAGAGAACGAACAATATAAATTTTGTCGTATGGAGTATACTCATCTAACACATCACGTAGTGCTAGATATAGAGCTACGAAAGTCTTACCTGTTCCCGCACATCCATAGGCATAAATGTTTTTACCTTCGCCCCACTGTTCAAACATTAACTTTTGATTGTCTGTTAGTGGTTCAATGTTCAGAAGGTAGTCAGAATTAATTGGTTTCTTTCTACGCATCTGTTTCGCAGACATACCATTGATATCAGGTGTAGTCTTCTTTCTAGCTCTGGGCATATGTAATCACCATTCAACTGTAGAACCTGGCATGTTTGCCATTTTTTTCATGTGCTCTCCCCATCCTGGGTGAGTCTTGTTCATTTTGTTACGCCAGTCTCCGACTTCTCCGACACCAGCACAACCCTTTGACCAATCTTTGTCCCAGTCAGGATTTGCATCCTTCCAGTCACAATATTCCTTCATGGTCATGGAGAGTTCTTTTGTTTCTCCAGTAGTCTTATTTATTACGGGATACGTAGGCATTGTTTGGTCCAAAATAGAGGTTTTGAAATTTTCTTATTGTAGTATCACCTGATATATTATACCACACTTTCTTTGCTGCACCAATAGCAGTGCCGCTATCAAAAGCGATGGGATCTACAAAGAATTTAATTTGTGGGAATGCTTTAAGATAAGCATAGTTATTTACACAGTTCATAAAGTATCCTCCGCTGAGAACAATGTTCTTTGGATTATACTTGTCAATAATATCTTGTAGTTTATTAATAGTGTAAGTTCTTGTTTCTTCCTGTAACTTATACGCAATGTTTGCTTGCTTCTGGAAGTCTCTTTCTCCCTCAAAAAATGGCAGCATGTCTTCATACATCACTGCATTATCAGTAATCCAATGCCCGTTTTTACTTTTGACATACCATGGTCTAGTGTAAGAATTAGGTTCTCCATATGCAGACATGCCCATTACTTTACCAGCGTCTGCTCCTCTGGCACCAAAACCAAATGACTCACAGACTCTACTAAAAATTAAAGCTGCTGGAAATGTATTCGACAAAGTGTTAATGCCCTCATGGATTGGTTCCATGTTGTCTTGTTCATAAGCACTGTAGTGTCTCTCCTTTGGCATAATTCTATCTGGATACTCACAATGATAAACAGACTCACTCTCTCTATAAAAACCTCCTTCTACATCAACCATTGATTTATAGAGAGCACCACTGCCATCCATAACTAATGCAATAGATTCTTCAAAACCAGAGGCATAGAAAGCATTGTGTGCATGATATAAATGGTGTTCATATGGATCAAATATTACTTCACCATAACTACATCCCTGTGCAGCAATCGCTTGAAGACAACAAGCAATACGTCTCCAGTCATGCCACTTAGAACAGAATGAAGTGAAGATCACATGATCAATATGATCAATGTCTTTCAATAACTCAGCACCATAAAATCCCCCATTGAAATATTCAATATGATGATGTTTATCTTTCGCAAGACGACACTCTTCCATGAACCATTCAATCTCACCATCTTTAACCATGCATGATGAAGAATGATGAGAGATATTAATACCTAGGATACGCATAACAATTCAGATGTTTCTGGGAGATACAAATAGTTGATGTCTGATCTATTCAAAGTATCAATAGCATCATCAAGTGTTTCTACGATAGTCTCACCTGCTAGATTGAATGATGTATTGAACAGCACTGGAACTCTAGTTATGGAATCAAATGCTTTAATTAAATTGTAGTAATGATAGTTCTGTTGCTCGGTAACAGTTTGAATTCTACATGTCTTATCTAAATGAAGGATGCCTGGTATCATACCCCAGGCATCAATGTGCGCTTCTACAGCATAGGTCATGAAAGGAGACTCTTCTAACCCTGCCATATCAAATAGATGGTGAGCACATTCTTTAAGAACAGTTCCAGCAAAAGGTCGATACCATTCTCTCTTCTTCACTTTGTTAACATGTTCTTTAGCATTAGGATCTCGGGGATCATAAAGCAAAGATCTATTTCCCAATGCTCTAGGACCACCCTCGGATCTACCTTGAAATAATGCTACGATATTACGTTCACTAATTAGTTCTGCAACATCATGTGGTGTAGTCATTATAATTTAGTTCCACTCCATTGCTTCTGCTACGATAGGGAATTGCTCAGAAAAGATTTTCTTACATGCTTCTGCGATGTCCATGTGTTCTTTCTGTGTGCCATGGGCAGAGCGAAGATCAATATAATGCAACCAAGAACGCACAGAGCCTGTCATACAGATACGAGTAGGCACAGCAAGAGGAAGAACAAAACGGGCGCACTCTTTAGCAACCCCTTCACGAAGTAACTCGTTATAGAGATCAAGACCCTCGGTAAAATACTTCTGAATCTGCCCTTGAAGTATAGCTTTCTTCTCGGGGCTGATATCATCCACTGAGTTCTGTCTATTTTTGTGATCCTGAGATCGAAGATCTGGGACAGGTATCTCATAACTAAGGAGATTCGTGTCTGCATAGCGTTGTGAAAACTCTTGGAACGTGAAACTACGGTGGCGCAGGATCTGAGCCGCAATTCCACGGGTAGTATTTATCTCAAGAGTCATGTGTGCTTGTTCAAACACAGACCAGTGACCATGTTTAATACAATACTTTAGTAGACCAGCAACATTTGGATTCTCTTGGTTGGCAGGGTTGCTCACGCGAGCAACATACCCCATAGTCTTCTCTGCGTCTGGGGTTACAGTGATAAGTTTTACTTCCATCAATAATCCTCTTTAATAAATTTCTTACGACACTTCTTGACTTCTTTCAGTTCATCCTTGATGCGTTGGTAGGCATCTTCAGGTTCGATTTTTCTTGCCATTTCCATAGCAATAATGACATCAACTCTTGTGCCAAAATGCTTCAGTGCTTCTTCAAAGCAATTTAATTCTTCATACATGCTTATCGTATCAAGTTAACAACATTATACCACAAAAAGATCAGTCTGGATACCCATCATCATCGCTGTCGCTGTAGTCAAACCCAAACTTCTGACCACCTTGCTGCAATTGAATCTTGTATGCTTCGGTATCGGAATATACTTCAGACTTCAATGCGTCCACAAGCAGTTCTAAGTTCTTTACGATCAATTTCAATTTGTCTCTTTCCATGGTGCCTCCTTGAAATACGGATATACTTTGTTCCAGTCTAGCACATAAAACATACTTTTGGTTGTCCCCATAGATCTCATTTTCTGCATACGATGCTTACCATCAAGCATTCTATATGGATTGTCAAAAGGATTAGGTCCATTAGTGATGATGCCAGGGTATTTTATATCACAAGATCTATATCTTTCTCCATTACAACATGCACAATTGTCTAGGTTCCACATTGGATAGTGATGCTTACCTTTCCAAGCGATGTTTCTATGATCAACCATCATTAGAACATCTTCTGTAAGCAAATGTGTAATGTGTTGTATAGGAAGAATCATGTTGTTGTTATCATTTATTCTCCAGTCTCCATAGAGAGGAGTTGCATCAGCAGGATGAGAATGATATGAGTTAGGTGTTTCCATATAAAAAAAGAGGGGTCATTGCCCCCCCTCAAACTATTTTGTTCTACACAATCCTGCACTGCAGAGTTGTGCCGCTTTCAGTTTTTGTTCTTTGACTTGCTTTGCCTTAATGACAGAGAGCCAATTACCCTTAACTGTATTCGTCATTTTACAACCTCCTTAGTTTCTTCATGCTTGATACCACGATAGGTCTCAGTGAAAGTTCTAAGTTCGGTTTCTTTCTTAGCGTAGGGATCATAAGATACACCACGATAAGTTGTATTGTTGCTATAAAGATTGAGAAGATTCATCGGTTTACTCCTAAAGAAATGAGATAATTAAATCCCGTTCCTTCAGTCGTGTGCGTCCCACTTACACTCAGGTGTTGCATCCTTTATGGTTTCAATCACCTCGGTTTGAATGATTTTACTTATACTTTCATTCGCTCGGACACGACCTATCATATCAGAAGCATCTTTGCAATTGATGGAAGCATATAGTAGTAATTCAAACATGGGATGAACGCTCCGTTCCGCGACTTACTTGCGTCCCCGAGGGGATGAACGTGTGGTAATTATACCACATATTATATAGAGATGTCAACCTGTATCATCTGATACATTTTATTATCTCTTAATGTATTCTATATCGTATTGTTTAGAATCTAACTGAACACGAATGATATCACATGCTAGTTTAGAATCTTTGATTCCACAAGTGTATACATCTACTGCTGCTTTGCATTCTTCTGGCCAAGTATGAATACTAATATGACTTTCAGCAAGCAAAGCAATGCCAGTTACACCCTGAGGATAAAATTTATGTGTTACTACTTGAAGGACTGTCATCTCAGCGCAGTATGCTGAGTCATGCAATAAGTTTTTAATAAATTTTTCGTCGTCTAATTTTTCTGGATCACATTGAAACAGATTTAATAAGTAGTGGTCTCCCATTTACATCAGCCAAAATTTGTCGTTTCTACCTTTACAACATTTACGAACTTTAATATCGTAACCATGGTCCATCAACCATTTACAATCTTCCCAAGTATCTTGGAGTGAAGTATAGAAAAACACTTCAGAATATTTTTTTGTAGAAACTACTACACCATTCTTATTAATACGTCTAAGAACTTTTGGTTGTTCTACAGATTTGTATGGCCAGTATTGAATACAAAAAGTATTTTGTGTGCTACTTACTTTTCCTGAGATGCTCATTTTTTCTTACTATCTTTAGGTTTATTACCCCACATTTTTGGATTAACTCTCCCTTCACTTTGAGTCATATTAATCAAATCATGACGGTAGTTGTCCCAATAGTGATCAAAGATTTCAGACTTTTTATTTCCCCACGCAATATCGAAATGAGTCATACCATCTTGTAAGTATTCAATTAGGTATGCAGTATATGGGAGACTGCGATCTTGTGCTAGGGTAGGGTCACAATCTTTATGTATAATCTTCAAGCGCGACCACCCCACTTAATCTGTGGGAATGCTTC